ACCTCAGAAAACCAAAAAGAAGGTTGTGGTAATCTGGTTGAAAGAGTATGGGTACCTGGTGTATTTGCAATCGCAGGTAGTTCTTTGGATACACACGGTGTGCATAACTCAAATGGTTATTGGTCACAATCGTTTGGTCGATATTTCAAAAACAAAAATACAATGCACGCCTGGGCCGAGCAAAACGGATACAAATCAGTATCTCAAGCACAAGCCGATGAGGTATTGGATCAACAGTATGAAGAACTGAAGAAACAAGATAGCGTTGGAGAAAAATGGACAGACAACCTTAAAAAGGCCGGAGGTGATAAAATCGAAGCGGCCGCCAAAACATTCGTATCGAAAGATATGCAAGACAAATAGGAGACATTATGAATGTTAAAGAAGTAGAAGAAATGGCAATGGTGGCAGATATGGCTGAGGCTGAAAAGCTGGCTGAGTTTGCACCTTCCGGATCTTTCAAAAAAGACAGCGTCAATCGTCTTATTCGTAGTTTGAATGAGATGTTGAAGCATTTTGCAGTACCAGCTATTGCAGAAGTGGATGAAGATATCGATGGGCCGATGCCTGAAGATGTCACTCGTGCACTTTTTATGATCGATGCAGCAGTAGAAGATGCCAAGATGGATGAGTACTCATACAATATTGGTGATATCAGAACTGACAGAGATATTATGATGCTTCGTGGTAAGATCGAAGCTGCTGCAAAGGACAGAGCTTTTGTTGCTTTCTTACGAAAGCCAATGCCAGAAGGTGAAACAGATGTGAGTGTATCGGTATCAGTAGAAGAAGAAGTACCAGAAGGATCACATCGTATGCCAGACGGTCGTATTATGAAAGACAGCGAAGAGCATACTGAAGAAGATTTAGAACAACTTATGGCCGCTAGAATGGCCTAGCACACAATATCATTCAAGAACGTAGGAGAAGAAAATGAGTGAAGAAATAAGCAACACGGCAGGTACAACTGCCACTGCTAACGCAGAAACCCCCGTAGAAACGTCGACGTTAAACACAGAGACATCTTCTGGTGAAGCCAATGAAAACATAGGTGAAGTCAAAGAGAATGCAATACACAAGGTTAGGAAAGCTTTTGGCCGTACTAACGAGGTGAGACAAGCAGAAGCCTTGCAAAAGGCAGAGTTTGAACAGATGAAGAAGCCGAAGAATATTGCATTGGAAGATTTACAAGATGTAGAGTTATCTGAAGGAAAAGGTGTAAACTACAAAGAAGTAGTAGCTGCTTTACCTGAAGATGCAAAAACTCTACTTGGTAATCTTCGAGCTGACTACACTCGTAAAACACAAGAGTTGGCATCACAAAGAAAAGAGCTAGAAGCACAGATGAAAGCTCTTACAGAAGGTGAGTTCTTTCAAAAGGTCAGAGAACGTGCAGGTCAAGAAGATGTGGCACTGGATCCGTATGACACAAAATCTTTTGAAAGTCGTATCGAGCAAGAAGTAGCAAGAAGATTGCAAGATATGTTTGAACCTGTGCGTCAGCAACAAGAGTTGCAGATGAGACAGATGAAACTACAAGAGTTCAAAACTGCACATCCTGATTTAGAAAGTATGAAGACAGAAGTAGCTGACTTACTAAAACAGAATACAAACCTTACACTCCAAGATGCATATTACATTGCCAAAGGCAAGAAAAATACATCAGAACTCGCAGCATTACGAGACGAAGTTGCAGAACGTAAAGCTAAGATGAGAGAAGTTGGATTGAAGATCGGCCAAGGCACTTCTACCAATCCATCTAAGCCTCCAAAGGGCTTGAAAGGATATGAACTTTACCAATGGTTCGAGCGACAAAAATCAAAAAAACTTGGAACATAGGAAAAAAACTGTGCTATTTATGAAAGCCCCACTTGATATGCATCGAAGAAGGTGGACACGCTACATACAGGATCGGTTTCCGACACCCTTAAAAGCAAAAGATGCAAAACTCAATAATAATCAATACAAAAGCCTTTCTTATCGGAGGATTACATTATGGCTATATCGAATGACGTTTTATCATCGACGCTGCGTATTCTTTTAGATGAAGAAGTAGACAACTTATTTAAGGCTGTCCCTCTTCTCGAAGAAATGCGATCTAGTGGCGGTGTTGAAACTTATGACGGTGGACAAAAACTAGATGTTCCACTTATACTCGCGGAGCACAGCTCCATTACACAACTTTCTAACGGTTATGAACCCGTAAATCTCGCTGTAAAAGACGCGTTGCGAAATGCATCTTTCAACTGGTGTGACTTCGTGGCTCCTGTCGTTATTACTAAAAAAGAAGAACTTTCAAATAAAGGGCCGAAAGCAGTAGTATCTATTGCCGAAGCACGTATGAAATCAGTTATGGGATTGCTTCAACGTGAAGTTGAAAAGCAACTTATCGCTGGATCTTCAACAGTACTTACAGATCTGAATACACTTCGTGCTTCATCTACAGCACGTGCAAATGGTGGTTTCTTGGCTGGTGCAGCTTATGGAACACAGACAGGTACAGTTGGTGGTATTGATACATCCGCATTTAGCACTTATCAAAACCAATATA